AACTCTGCTCCGATAGATCTTTATCGAGACAATACTGATGTCTTTGATGGGTTCAAATCATCTGCTCTATCGTGGATCGACACGTTAACCAGTAAAGTCACCGATGTGCTTAATAACGATGAACTGGTGTTAGACAACTTCAACACTACTTCTGGTTGGGACGGCATTCTTATTGAACTCATTGCAGATATGAAAGCTAGTTCACAAACTATTAAAAGTAGTACAGTGACCATCGGATCTGTAACTGCCAGTAAGACTAATGCTACTGCGGGAACCGTTCTTCTGGACAAGGTTCTTGATGGTCACAATGCTCCTTCTTCCGCATTCTCTTCTTATGAAGACTACAACGGAGTTGACAGTGAGCTTGCCCCGACTTCAGACTCTCTACAAATTATTTGTGTTCGTGACTCGGTAACTGGTAATTCCACTCTCGATCAAGAAGCATTTGAATGGGGTGGAAGTATTGGTTCAGAGAAGTACACCACAGAAAGTAGCGGATCTAACGCAGGCCCTACCTTACGTCCTCTGGATTCAAAGACTGCCAGTTACTTTACAAATGCTGATTTTGAAACATGGACAGATGCTTCGACACTTGGGACATGGTCTAGTGACCTTACTCCAGATCCAACAAGATCTGCGTCTCCCTACAAAGGGACTTATGCACTTTCATTTGTTGGGAACGGATCAGCAGCTTGGAAGATCTCACAAGCTCTAGCAGCTAGTGCTGTAAACAGATATCGACGATATTGCGTTGCCTGTTATGTCAAAGGTGAAGCTTCGATTTCCTCAGGTGAGCTTGAGATTACTTTTGAAGGTACAGGCTTTACAGCATCGTCTAGTGAAAAGATATCAATGAATGCTTCAGCTTTAGCCGCTGCTACCAGTTACACATTGAAGCACTTCTACATCAATATGCCCACTGAAATCCCTTCAGATTTTAAGCTAGTTATCAATATGACCAACACGTTAACAAGTGCTAAGACTGTATCGATTGATGCTTTGAACTTTGGACCTGTTGACTATCATGGAGGTATCAACGCAGTTGTAATCTCTGGTGCAGGTAAGTTTAGAAAAGATGATAACTTCACTTTCTCAGTGACTAACAATGACTCTGGTGTTTTCCAGACCTTCTTCCGAAAAGGAATTGGGGTACAGCTTCCCTCCGCAGGAAGCCCTTCAATTGCGGATTCATTAGCTAGCGACTAGGAGACAGTATGGCTACTGCCAAATTCGAACCAACATATGCTGTTACTAAATCCTCACGAAATGTTTTCAACGTAAGATGTACTCCAAAAAGTACACTTAGTAAGTGGGAACAGTGGTTTTTATTAACTTCCGACCGACACTGGGATAATCCTAAAAGTGATTGGGAACTCCAGAAAAAACATCTAGAACAGGCACGAGAACGGAACGCAGGAATCATTGACTGCGGTGATTTCTTCTGTGCCATGCAGGGAAAGTATGACCCGAGATCCTCGAAAGCAGATATCCGAGAGGAGCATAAGGTTCCTGAGTATTTGGACGCTCTGGTGGACACTGCTTCTGATTTTTTTCTACCCTACGCTGATCAGTTTATTGTCATTGCTCGGGGTAACCATGAAGCCTCCATCTTAAAACGTCAGGAGACTGACTTAATTGAGAGACTGACTACTCAGCTTAAATATCGAACAGGCCACAGAACTCACAACGGTGGGTACTCTGGCTTTGTAAGATTTTCGATAAGTGACCCCAGTACAAACAGGGTTTCAGGACGCACATTAATTTTGCACTATTCTCATGGTGCAGGTGGTGGTGGTCCAGTAACCAAGGGTGTTATTAAAACTGCTCGGAAGGCTGTCTACCTACCTGATCCACACATCGTTATTAGTGGTCACATTCACGAATCGTGGAAAGTTGATCTAATGCGATTACGTTTAGGAAAGACAGGGACTTATCACGATAAACAAACGCATCTGTGTATTCCTACTTATAAAGAAGAATTCAAAGACGGTTACGATGGATGGCATGTCGAACGAGGTGCGCCTCCTAAGCCAATCGGAGCATACTGGCTAAGACTTTTCTACGTCAACAAACGAGACGAAAACTTAGGATTCAATAAGTACATCGACTACGAGATTCTTGAAGCCAAATAATTAGAAGACAGACGGAAGGTCGTCCATGTAAAGTTCGGACATGCTCCGCTCTTCATGGGCTGCTTCCCAACTAACTTCTTTCGCTGCATACGCCAAAGTGTCTATGATGTCATCGCTTTGGTGAGGGTGAGCAGTCCATGTGAATAGTTCTTTTTCACAGTCAGCCAACCAGCCTGCGGTTTGAGGAAGCCAGATCTTACCTTGCTGCATGCGGTTCATGGCATCGGTAGCCCGAACCAGCTTGTCGTAGTGAGGGTGAACAGGTTTAACAGGCAGACCACACTTCAGAAGCATCTGGTACGCTCCCTTACCTAGTCCAGAGGATTCACAGACAAAGTATTGTGGATGCCATTTCTTGTAGACAGTACGCACTTCCTGAAGGATGTCGGGAATCTCTTTACGGAATCTACGCATGTCCAACCAGACGAGGTTGTAGTCCATGGTGAGTCCGAATGTTGAGATAACTGTGTAGCTGGCTTGCTTACGCCAGATGTCTTTGTCCCCCGGCCCTTCTCTCGATGATGCCGCAGGGTCAATAGTACAGAATATTCTCTGGAGAGAATCAATTGGGTGAGCTTCTCCTTTACCATCCTTGCCCATGCAAATATTTGGCCCACGAACGCTGTAGTATCTGGCCCACTGTTTCTTAAATCGTGAGTCTGCCGAGATTCCCCAGTCTCCACCCTGTAGCTGTGCGCGTGTGACAGGATCTAACTGATCCAGACCGATGTTGTATTCTTCTTGGTCGAGGAATGGATTATCGGAGATGTACGCAGGGATGTACGGTCGGTCAGCATGGCGACCTACGTATCTTTGCTTTTCGGGATTATCTGGATCGGGCGATGGGCCAATGTCGAATCTATCCCGTACCCATTGATGACCCACACCGCCGGGGTTGGATGCTGATCGCATTCGAATAGGGACGGAAGAGCGTAAGTCGCAATCTTTGCAAGTTGGGTCTCGGTCATTTCCGTGTTCAGGACATCGGTTACGCCGGATTCGAGAGAAGAGATACAGATAATCGTCTTCCCAGTGTTGGGTAAGTTCGTCAAATGCACAGTACTGGAGTTCGATTCCCTGATAGCGGGTGTAAGCATCGGTTTGTCCGATGTACCCGAACGTAAGCTTCGCAGGCTCCGCAGGATTGCCTTTATCGTCGAATGTAGGAAAGTAATAAGTGTGTTCACCAGCATTCCATTTCGCAGGAGTGTTTGAGAGCCATGCATGAGTACGGTCGAGTAAGGCTCCGGGTTGTTTAAGGTCAGATAATGTCTTACGGAAGATCATAGCAGCGTAGCCCGGAACGTCTACATACTGCAAAGCTCCCATCAGGAGAGCGTCAGACTTACCACCCCCTGCCGCACCCCCATAGAAAGCCTCACGATGGGGTAACATCAGGAATGCTAGTTGTTTTGCCGTAGGATCATGAGGAATATAGGCTGTCCACTTAGGACGTAAACCATGGAATACTTGGTCTTTATTCTTAATCTGATCCAGTAGACTCATTCGATTCTTCCTCGATTAGCTTGTTTAGGTACGCCTGAGCTTTCAAGAGATCCTGCATTGGGTTGTCTTTCAGCTTGTATCTAATTAGATACTTTACCACATTCCCTGCGAGGTAACCTAATCCGAGACCATGAATAGCGTCCCATGCCTCCAGTTTGCCTTTGGTGTAGTGTTTCGGGTGATTTACCTGCTCGTTCACACCTACACTGATACGGAGATCATTCGATTTCTTCTGCATAGCCTTCTGCCACCATTGCTTCGTTAACGCAAACCTCATCAGCATACAGGTCGACAAGATATCTCCCGTATTTGCCAGTTCGGTCTTTGTACGTCTGGCAGGCAAAGTCGCTAGGACCGTCTAGAAGCCATTCTAAGAAGGCTTTGGACTCTAACCCCTCTGGACGCTCTAAACCTCGTATCTCGGGGGCGTTGATGCCTTTGAGACGGCATGGTTCAGTGACTGAGACGTTAAGTCCAAGGTCTATTTTCAGAACCACCGTGTCCCCGTCAATTATTCTCTGGGGAACACAGCGATAGAAGTAGAAGAGGGCATCTTCACTTAGGGCTTGATTCATCACTCCCTCGCTAAAGCTTCGGTCGTTATTTATTAATAAGTAAAGTCATTACTTTTTCTGGAGAGGAGTCGATTTAGGCTTCTTCCACCAGAAAAGGACATGCTTCCAGTACGCTACGAGAGTAACTGGCTTATATCCGCTGGAAACGAGGTACTTGCTGACCATCACTGTATCTTCAGTGAAGGGACCACGTATTACCATGCGATTCTTGACGTAATCTTTGATAAATCTAGTTCTCATAGTCCGATTAACCCTTTCGCTTTGTCTAGTAAGCCTGATCCACCGAATTTGGTCAGTGAATAGAGGACACCCACTGCTATTAGCACCCATTTTATCAAATTGGCTAATGAGTTGCGTTTAGCAGCGGTGGCGTAGCTTTTTTCTGCCTTGGCATCGACTTTCGAGATCTTATAGTCGTATTTGTCGCTTTTAGCCTCGGTTTTGGCTTCTATACGGGAAGATTTAGCGTCAGGTTTGGTGTAATAGCCCTGATCGTCCATATCATCCCTTCTAGCTCGTCTTCTACGTCCCATCTTACTTCTCAGGGTTCATAGGACGATACGAGTCACCAAGAATGGCTGCAATGACGATTCCAGCGATATTTAACGCTTGAGACTCACTCAACCACCCTGTTTCCACGCCAATTGTGGTGAAAACCGAGGTTACGATGGCTGCGACCAGTCTTTTTGACTTTGTGGACGCTAACCAGTCAGAAAACATGCCTTTTACGTTACTCAGTATCTTGTTCATCGGTTTTTACCTCTAGTGTCTGATTTTTCTTCTTTGCAACCTCTAGAAGGAAGACCTCAGCCATCCCTATAGCTATTCTAGCGTATTCAGCCTGCATGTGTGGATCCCCAAGATTGTGAAGAGGTGCATTCGCCAGAATACCCTCGACACACCCCTTTAGAGCATTTGCGACTACAGTCTCTTTGTCCAGAGAAAGCCAGACTTCAATAGGCACCGGGCCTTCACGAGGAAGGACTCGGTCCACCTTAGGCTCTAGTTCGGATAATCGTTCATTGATAGTGGACACTGACTCTGAAACCGTTGCCATTGCACTTGCGAGTGCCTGCATCTTTGCTTCCAGAGGATTCTCTTCCGTTTTCTTTGCGGGGGCTTTTGCCATTGTTGCTACTCCTGTGAATTAAATTCACGAAATCGTAAGGTATACTATAAAACTATTACTCTGGGTAATATTAATATTTATGTTAATAGACCTCTCCATCTACCATTGTAGGGTCTTCTGGAGAAGAGATAAAGCTTAGTCGGATAATCTTTTTGTTATTTCTTCGACTTCTTGGAGGAGGTTTTTAACCTCCGATATCATCTGACGAGTTTCCTCCTTCATTGCAAGCATCTGCTCTACTTTAGGGAGGGTAGTTTGCATCATCCCTTCCACCTTCTTTATCATCTCAATTTTTTCCGGGGAGGGGCGTTCGTTGATCTCCG